AGAAACTCGGCGTCAAGCGCGAGTTCGTCGAGGCGGGCAAGTACAAGACCGACGGCAACGAAACCGGGCCGCTGACCGACACCGCGCGCGCGCGGCAGCAAACGATCGTCAACGAGTTCTACAGCCAGTTCATCACCGACGTCGCCGCGGGACGTCGGGCGACCACGGACGCGATCCGGAACGGCTACGGCGAAGGGGCCGTAGTGACCGCGAGTGAAGCGAAGGCACTCGGGATGGTCGATCGCATCGACACCCTCGACTCCACGATCGCGCGCGCGTTCACGCTCCCCCCGATCGGGGAGGGGCCGCGCGTCGCGCGTGTCGCGACCACTCGCAACCTCGAAAGCGCGCTCTACGCGCTCGGCCTCTGAGAAGGAGAACGCCATGCCGGATATCGCCTTGCTCGAACGCGACCTCGTCGCGAAGCGGGACGAAGGACTCGCGCTGCTGAAAGCGACGACGACGCTCGCCGAAACCGAGAACCGTCTGATGACCGACGACGAGCGCCGGAAGATCCAAGCGATCACCGACGACGGCCTCGCGATCAAGGCGCGGATCGCGCGCGTCAAGGGTGACGAGCAGATGATGGCCGACCTCGATCGGCTGATCACGCTCGCGTCGCCGCCCCCGCCGACGCTGCCCGGAAGCAACGGCCACGGCAAGCGCGCCCTCTCGTGGGGCGAGCAGTGGATCGCCTCGGAGGCGGGCACGTTCCATAAGAACGCGGGACACCGCACCGCGGCGCAGTGGCGATCGCCCTCGCTCGAACTGAATTGGCCGACCGGCTACGGCGGCGCGCCCGATATCCGCGCGGTGCTCTCGACCGATCCCGCCTCCGGCGGCGCGCTGATCATCCCGCAGTACATGCCGGGGATCCTGCCGATCCTCGAAGCGCCGCTCTTGATTGCGGATCTGTTCGCACAGGGCACGACGACGTCGAACCTGATCGTCTACATGATCGAAAAGACGTGGGTCAACAACGCGGCGCCCGTCGCCGAAGGCGCGGTCAAGCCGGAGTCGGTGCTCACGTTCGATAGCGTGCAGGATGCCGTGCGGAAGATCGCGCACTGGCTCCCGGTCACGGAGGAGATGCTCGAAGACGAACCGCAGATCCGGAGCTATATCGACAACCGGCTGCGGATCGGCGTGCTCACCGAAGAGCAGGATCAACTCCTCAACGGGACCGGCGTCGCGCCGGAGATCCTCGGGCTGCTGAATCGTCCCGGCCTCGGCGCCCCGTATGCGCGCGTCGATCCGCAGACGAACGCCGACGCGATGTTCTCGCAGGCGATGGCGCTCTACGCGTCGTCGTTCCTGATGCCCGACGCGTTCGTGATGCACCCGGCGAACTGGACGGCGACGCTCCTCACGAAGACGACGACCGGCGAGTACTTCACCGCCGGACCGTTCTCGCCGATCCAGCGGCCGACGCTCTGGGGCCTCCCGGTCGTCGTCACGCCCGCGGTCGCCGCGGGGACCGGCCTCGTCGGCGCCTTCAAGACGGCCGCGCAGATCTTCCGCAAGGGCGGGATCCGCGTCGAGTCCTCGAACAGCCACGCGGATTACTTCATCAAGAACATCGTCGCGATCCGCGCGGAGGAACGACTCGCGCTCGCGGTCTATCGGCCGCAGGCGTTCGGCGAAGTGACGGGCCTCGAACCGGCGACCGCGCCGTAGCGAGTTCGTCTCCGACGACCGGCGCGTGAGGATCCTTCGCCCTCGCGCGCCGCGCTCGTCGTCTCGGAGGTGCGATGGTAGGTCGCTGGTGCGGGTGCTGGCGTCACGATCCCGGACCCTGTCCGGTCGACGATACGCCGCACACCGCGTGCACGCCGGAGTCCGTCGCGGCGCAAGCCGCGCACACCGCGCAGCAGATCGTGCGTCGTCCGCGCGTGTTCGATCGGGCCGCGGCGTCGACAACGGAGTTCTCGACCAAGACGTATCGCCGCGCGGTGCATGGCCGCGGGCGCAAGCGGGTGACGCGATGACGGAGTTCCTGTTTCCGTTCTACGCGTCGCCGCGCAGCGTCGCCTCCGTGCTCGTCGAAGGACCGACGGTCGAACCGCTCACGCTCGACGAGGCGAAGCTCGCGGCGGGCCTCGACTGGCCTCCGGGCGATCCGCGCGATACGCAGATGGAGGCGTTCATCGCGGCGGCGCGCAGCAAGGTCGAACAGGATACCGGCCTCGCGCTGCTCCAGCAGACGCGCGACATCTTCGTCGAGGTGTTCTGGGCGGGCGGCGTGATCCCGCTGCCGTGGCAAGCGCTCCCGCTGCAATCGATCACCGATCCCCTCGGCCGCGTGCTGACGCGCGACGAGGTGCTGATCGATCGGCAACTCGGGACGCTCGCGCTCCCGCCCGCCGCCTCGGGCTACACGATCGGAACGTTTCGGATCGTCTCGGGCTGGCCCGACGCGGCATCGCTGAAGAAGGAGGCGCCGCTCCTCTGGCAAGCGGTCGCGCTCCTCACCGCGCACTACGCGACGCTCGGTCGCGACGTCGCGATCGCCGGGACGATCGTGACCGACGTTCCGCAAACCTACGACGACGCCGTCGCGCCGTTCCGGCTGATGTGGGTGATCTGAGATGCCCGGACTTATCGGCCGCGGCGGGCGCATCAGTCACCGACAGAAGCGCGTCAAGGTGCAACTCCCCGGGCAGAACGTGCCCGACGGTGACGGCGGCTGGATCAACGTGCCCGTCCCCGCGAACCCGCCGAAGCAGTGGGCCTATATCCGGCCCGCGTCGACGGCCGCGCTCGAACAACTGACCGGCGGCACCGTGCTCTCGCAGGCGACGCACCTTGTGACCATGCCGTTCCATCCGGAGGTGACGACGCAAACGTCGCTCGTCGTCGAGGACTACCCCTATCCGGATCGCACGTTCAACGTGCTCGGCCTCGTGAACCCCGACGAGCGCGACGCGGACATGACGCTCGTCTGCGCGGAGATCGTGCAGTGAGCGGCGGCGTGAAGTTCTCCGGCCTCGACGAACTCCGCGCGCGGTTGCGGAACCTTCCGGCGGAACTCGCCGACGGCGCGAAGGATATCGTCGTCGACCACGCGAAGGACGCCTATGAAGACATCTACGCCGCGTATCCGTCGCGGACCGGCAACCTCCGCGAACACCTCCGGCTGACGATCGAGGACGGCGGTCGCTACGGCGTGCTCGTGCGGCTCCGCAACACCGCGAAGCACGCGCACATCTTCGAGTTCGGCACCGTCGCGCGGCACTCGTCGATCCGCTCGACCGGCATCATGCCCGCGGGCCGCGTGTTCGTGCCCCGCGCGATCCGGCACCGACACGCGATGTACGCGGAGATCATCGCGTATCTCAAGACGTTTGGGTTCGAGGTGTCCGGTCATGGTTAGCGTGCCGGACTCCTCGACGATCGACGGCGCGATCATCGCCGTCCTCTCGAACGACGCGACGCTCAAGGCGCTGATGCCCGACGGCGTGTGGTTCGACGAGGGACCGGCGAACCTCACCGCGTTCGTCCTCGTGTCGCTCATCGCCGAAGTGACGATCGCCGATATCGGCGTGTTCCGCGCGGGCGGCGGCACGCGGCGCGGGATTGAGGATTACTACTACGACGTCATCGCGAAGGCGCGCACGACGAGCGCGGGCAACAACGCGAAAGCCGCGGCCTATCGCATCGATCAACTCCTCGAAGATCAAGCCCTCACCGCGACCGGCTACACGTGGATGACGACGCACCGCGTCGAACGCATCCGCGCGGTCGAAGTCGACGACCTCAACACCTCCATTCACTGGCAGCAACGCGGCGGGCGCTATCGCGTGCAGATGGCCGTCGCTGAAGGAGTCTCACCATGATCAAATCCGGCCGCTACGGCCAAGTCCTCTGGGATCCGACGGGCGCGGGCACCCCGGCCGAACTCGCGTCGATCAACGCGTGGACGCTCTCGCTCGCGACCGACCGGATCGAGGTGACGTGCTTCGGCGATACCAACAAGGTCTACGTCCCCGGCATGAAAGACGTGAGCGGGACGGTCGGCGGGTTCTGGAATTCCGAAGACACCGCCCTCGTCGAAGCCGCGGATCAGGAAACCCCGGGCACGCTCAAGCTCGTGCCGAACGACACGGAACCGACGTTCTTCTGGTCGGGCCTCGCCTACATGGACGCGGAGATCAATTGCGGCGTCAACGAAGCGCCGTCGTTGACCGGGACGTGGAGCGCGGCCGGACCGTGGACGCGCGAACCGGCGTCGGCCGCGATGCTCGCGGGCACGCTCGCCGGTCACGGCGTGACGGTCCCGAGTGCGGGCTAAACGCAGGCTCCGCATGTTTCGGACGTTGACGTTGCGCGGAGTGAGCGGCTCGCTCAATTGGGGCTATCGCTCCGCCGCGACGTTGACGGGTTGGTCGGTGCGACGCGTGCGCGAGGACGACCGGGCGCCGTGGCGATGGGAACTGGAGGCGGGCTACACCGGCCCCGTCGATAGCTTCTCGTTGCGACAGCGTCCGCTCCTCTTCACCGCGCCGCGTCGCGGCGGGTTCTGGTGCTGGCCGGTGCAGACGCTCCACGTCGGCGAGACGCGTCTCATCGCGACGCTCGGCCCGCCCGAATACTAGGAGGTTCTCATGCCCCGTTTGCGATTCGTGACGCCGGAGGTCGTGCGCTTGCCTCTGAGCGAGGGTGACTGGATCGAAGTGAAGAAGCGCCTCACGGTCGGCGAGGCGCGGCAAGCGACCTCGTCGTTCATCGGGACGTTCACGCGCGACGGCGCGCGCACCGTGAACATGGAAACCCTCGGCATGGGCAACGTGCTCGCGTATCTCGTGCGCTGGTCGTTCCGCGACTCGAACGATCTCCCGACGACCGTCTCGCTCGACGCGATCAAGCTGCTCGACCTCGACACCTACCGCGAGATCGAGGAAGCGATCGAGGCGCACGAGACGCGCGTCGCCATGGAGGACGCAGAGCGCGAAAAAAAAGTCCCGGCGAGCATCGCTCCCGGTGCATCTCCGACTTCGTGATCTGTCGCGAGATGGGCTGGACCCTCGACGACCTCGACGCGGTGCCCCTCGACAAGTACGCGGTGCTCGTCGATTGGCTCAGTGAACAGTTTCAGGCGCGCGTGCGGCACACCCGGCACACCTGATCATGGCTCCGATCACCTCGACGTTCTCCGCCGACTTCTCGAACTTCCTCGCGGCTGTGCAGAAGGCCGACGTGAAGCTGCACGACTTCGAGGACAACGCGGTGCGCGTCGGCTCGACGCTCACGCGGATCGGCGACCGCTTCACCGGAGTCAAGGTGATTCAGGAAGCGCTCGCCATGGAGAAGGCGATCGAGGAGATCGGCGGCGCGTCGAAGCTCACCGAAACCGAATTGAAGCGCGTCGGCGCGACCGCGCAGGAAGCCGTCGCGAAGATGCAAGCGCTCGGGAAGGACGTCCCCGCGGGCCTGCAAAAGCTCGCCGACTCCACGAAGACGGTCACGAAAGAACTGACCTTGATGGAGAAGGCGAGCGGCCTCGCGAAGTCGACGTTCGGCCAGATGTTCTCCGCGTTCAGCGCGGCGAACCTCGTCGACCGCGCCGTGAGCAGTCTCGTCTCCTTCGGCGCCGCGGCGATCGAGAGCGCGGGGCATCTCGCCGATCTCGAAGAGCGGACCGGCCTCGGCGTCGAGACGTTGCAGAAGATGGACTACGCCGCGCAGCAGACCGGGACGTCGCTCGACGCGATGACGGCGGGCGCGGCGAAACTCGGCGTCAACATCTCGAAGGGCACGAAGGAGGCGCGCGAGTCCGTCGAGGCGCTCGGCCTGAGTTACGACACGCTGCGCCAGCAGAAACCGGAGGAGCAGTTCGACGCGGTCGTGCAAGCGCTCGGTCGCGTCGAGAGTGTGCAGGATCGGAACCGCCTCGGCGTGCAACTCCTCGGGAAGCAATACATCCAAATCGCGCCCGCGCTCGACGAGTACATCAACAAAGCCGGGGACATCAACAAGCTGAGCGAGGAGCAGGTTCAGGCGCTCGACAAGCTCGGCGACACGTGGACCGAATTCAAGCGCAGTCTCGGCGTCGGCCTCGGTCAGATGATCGGCAGCGTCGGCGGATTCTTCGATAGCGTGATCCAGAAGGCCGACGAATTCGCCGTGAAGATCGGACGGCTCTCGGAGGAGGACTTCAAGAAACTGCACCCGCCGCCGACGGACGACAAACCGAAAAAGGACATCGTCGACGTCTCGCAAGCGCTGGAGGATCAAGCCGCCGCGTCGAAGAAGGCAGAGGAGGCGGACCGCAAACGCGAAGCCGCCGCCGCGAAAGCCGCCGCCGCGCTGCAACAGCAGAAGAGCGTTTACGAGTCGCTCGTCGGCCTCGACGTCGTCGGTCGCACGGAGGAGCAGGCGCGCGCGCTCCTCAAGTTCGGGAGCGCCGCGGACGTCTCCGGCAAGCAATTGCAAGATCTCCGCGCCAACGTCGCGACCTCCGTCGAGACGCTGACCCGCCTCGGCGACAGCACGCGCGCCGCGAAGCTCGAAGACTTTCAGCGCTCGCTCTCGATGGGCGTCAAGCAAGCCGACTTTTTCGATCTCGCGCTGAAGGCGCTCGCGCCGTCGGTGGAGAACGCGGCGACCGAGTTCGCGACGCTGCGCTTGCAGATGGCGGAGTTCGACAAGAACGTCGATATCTCGACGCTCTCGCTCGCCGATCTCGAACGGATGCTCGGCAAGACCGCGTCGGCGGCGTCGGACTTCAACCTCAAAGCGCCGAAGGGGCCGAGTCTCCTCTCCGGGTTGAAGGGCGGGATCGCCGATCTCACGAAGGGGTTGACCGGCGGCGCGGGCGTCGGCGGGTTCCTCTCGGGACTCGGCAAGGGGATCACGCAAGGACTCGGCAACATGATCTCGGGCGGCATCACCTCCGCGATCAGTGCGGGCCTCGGGCTGGCGGTGAAAGGCGTCGGCGCGCTCTTCGGCAAGCTGACGGGCGCGGAGGCGAAGGAAACCAACCGCACGCGCGACGCGTGGATCAAACAGAACTACGAAAGCGCCGACGCGCTCCGGAAGCTCGCGTTCGAGGCGGGCGCGACCGACAAGGAAGTGCGCGCGCTCTTCGACTCGCGCAAGGTCGCCGACTTCCAACTCGCCGCGGAGAAGGTGCAGGGCATCATCAGCGGCTTCGCCGACGAACAAGCCGCCGACGCCGAACGCCTCGAAGCCGCGATCCAGAAGTATGGGTTCGCGATCGACGACCTCGGCCCCGCGCTCCGGAAACAGAAACTCGACGAACAAGCGAAGGAACTGATCGAAGACTGGCGCGTGCTCGTCGGCGCCGGGATCGACGTCGCGAAGGTCAACGACAAGATGGCCGACGCGATCAACGACTACCTCAAGACGGCGCGCCGCACCGGGACCGAAGTCCCCGCGGCCATGCGCCCGGTCCTGCAATCGCTGATCGACGCGGGCGAACTGACCGACGACGCGGGCAACGCGATCACGAACCTCGAAGGACTCGGGATCACGTTCGCCGAAACGATGACGCAAGGCTTCGATCGGATCGTGAAGAAACTCGACGAGGTGATCAAGCAACTCGGCGGCGTCGGCGACGCGGTCGACGCGATCCCCGATCACAAAACGATCACGATCGAAACGCGGTGGGATAACCCCGACGCGCAAGGCTTCGTCGATCCGATCCCCGGGGGCGCGCAGGAACAATTCAGCGCGCAGAAGGGGACCGGCGGGAAATACCTCGACTTCGGACAGGGCACCAACGCCGTGCTCCATGGGCGCGAGCGCGTCGTCACCGCGGCCGAAGGCGCGGCGGAAGCGACGGCGTTCGCCGACATGGTCACCGCCGTCTACGGCCTGCAAACGACGCTCGTGCGCGCCGTGCGCGAGAACGCGCTGCTCGTGCGCGACGCGGCGCTCCTCGCGCGCGCATAGGAGAACCCCATGGCGAGCGGACAAACCCTGATCGCGTTCACGGCGACCGACGCCAACCCGCCGACGTCGAGTGCGGCGACGCCCGATCTCCGCAACTCGCAACCGGTCCTCGACTTCGATGCGGCGCTCAACGAGCGGACGTATTTCATCGGACGCCTCCCGCGCTTCTACGGCGGCGCGGGCGTCACGCTCTCGATCGTGTGGACGGCGACGACGGCGATCTCCGGCGTCGTGCAGTGGGCCGCGGCGATCGAACGGCACGATCCCGCGACCGACCTCGACGCCGACAGCTTCGCGACGGCCGCGGGCGCCCCCGGCACCGCGAACTCCGGCGGCGCGGGCCGACCGACCTACACCGATCTCGTGATTCCGGTCGCCTCCATGGACGGCCTTGTCGCGGGCGAGCAATTTCGCCTCGTCCTCTTCCGCCTGTCGGCGGGCAACACGATGGCAGGCGACGCGGAACTCTGGAGCATCGAGATCCGCGAGACGTAAACCCCATGGCCGCGACGCTCCCCGGGACACTCTGGCTCGAACAGCGATCGCCGCTCCTCCGCGGCTATCCGTTCACGTTCGCGACGTGGTTGCGGAGTCCGACCGGATCCGCGGGGACCGGCCTCATCTCGTGGGGCGCGGGCACGAAGGCCGAAGACTTTCACGGCCTCGTGATCAACCCGTCGCGCGGCATCCGCGCGGACTCGCGCGCCGCGGGCGTCAAGGGACAGGCCGACACCGCGGCGACGATGAGCGACGCGCGCTGGTACCACGCGGCGGCGTCGTTCATCAGCGCGACGGAGCGCCGCGCGTATCTGAGCGGCGTCCGCGACACGAGTTCCGTCGAGATCCCCTACGTCGGTTCGATGCTCGCCGTCGGCGCGAACGCGCAGAACGGCCTCGACGCGTCGACGCCGACGACCGACTTTACCGGACGCTTTGTCGGCGATCTCGCGCACGCCGCCGTCTTCAATCGCGCACTGAGTGACACGGAGATCGCGATCCTCGCGAAAGGCTTCACGCCGGAACAAGTCGCCCCGCACGCGCTCGTCGCCTACTGGCCGTTCGCGCGCAACGACAACGACGGGACGACGTGGCGCGACCGGTGGAGCGATGGTCGTGACCTGGCGGTCGCCGGGACCGGCTCGGTCGACGATGGCGCCGACGCCCCGCCCATGATCGTGCGGCGCGGGCGCCGCGGGTTCGTGCATATGCAGCCCGCGCCGACGGCCGCGCCGTCCGGCCTCGTGCTCGTTGCGCCCGCGAGCGGATCGATCGACGTCTACCCGGTCGAACTCGTCTGGACCGCGAACGGCGCGGACACGTTCGACGTCTACCTCGGGCCGACGGGCAGCGCGCTCTCGCTGGTCGCGACGACGTCCGCGCGCAGCTACACGCCGACCGGCCTCGCCCCGGGCACCGCCTACACGTGGCGGATCGTCGCGCGCAACGCCGCCGGGACGACGACGAGCGGCGACGCGACGCTGACGACGCTCTCCGCGCCAGAGGCGCCGCTCCTCCCGACGCCGCCGGACGGGGCGATCGGCGTGCCCGCGGGATCGATCCTCAGTTGGAGCGAGGGCGCGCACGCGTCCGCCTATAACGTCTACTTCGGGCCTGCTGGCGGGCCGCTGGCGCTCGTCGCGGCGGGCACCCTTGCCCGCGCCTATGCCCCGCGCGATCTCGCGTCTGGGGCCTCCTACGCGTGGCGCGTCGAGGCGGTCAACGCCATCGGGACCGCGCTCGGGCCGGTGTGGACGTTCCGGACGGCGCTCGGGCCGGTGCGGCCTCTGGCGATCACCCTCGAAGCGGCGCTCGGCGGCGGGTTCCGCTCGAACCTGATCAACGAGTCCTACAACATCGCGACCTATCCGCTCGGCGACGCGATCGCGCCGGGGGCACGCGCCCAAGACATCAGCGGGAGCGAGTTCCACGGCACGTGGAAGGGGACCGGGTTCGCGCCGGGGATTGCGTTCATGACGATCCCGGAGGGCGTGCTCGGCTCGACGTTCGACGGCAACGGCTGGGCGGAGGTGCCGAGTGAGACGCCTCCGCAAAGCGGCTGGAACCTCTCGCTCGCGCAAGGCGACGTCGATATCGCGGTGCTCGTGCGCGACGTGCCGATCGACGGTCGCAACCGGTGCATCGTCGGCAAACAAGACGGCGATCAATTCGGCAACGGCTGGCACCTGTCGATCGTCAACGGGCAAATCGAATTCTTCATCCGCGTCGCGGGGAACACCGTCGTCAACATGCACAGCGCGACCGTCCTCGACGCGCGCGAACACATCATCACGACGAGCTATCTCACGGAGGATCGCGAAGCAATCATCGAGATCGACGGCGTGCGCGATCGCACGGTGACGGGGCTGAGCGGCGTCGAACTGCAATACACGACCGGGCCGCTGCGGATCGGCGCGTTCGTCGACGCGGCCGAAGCCGACGGCTCCGGGTTCATCGGCACGATGGCGTATGTGTCGTTCGGGCGCGAAGGCGATCGGACGCTCGGCGCGCGCTTGCAGGCGACCCGCGCGTGGACCGCACTCACGGAGGACGTGCGGACGACGCCCGCGCCGATCGCGACGCGGACCGGGATCCCCGGATCGTCGGCGAGCGATCACGTCGCGACGACCGGGACGCTCACGTTCCCGATCGACAACTCGCGACGGCGCGAGGGCCTCGGCGCCTACACGCCCGGTCACCCGAACGTGCGCGCGGGTTGGGAACTCGGGATCCCGATCCGCCTCTCGGTCCTCTTCGGCGTGCGCTACTACGTGTTTCACGGACGGCTCGCGGAGGTGCGACCGATCCCCGGGCTGCGCGGCTCGCAGCACGCCGACTGCTCGGTCACGGATTGGATGGACGTCGCCGCGGGCACGCCGATCACGACGCTCCCGATTCAACTCAATCTGCGATCCGATCAGGTGTTCGCCGCGGTGCTCAGTCAAGCGCAAGGCCGCGCCCCCATGGCGATCGACGCGCACCTCGGACAAGGGACGTTCCCGTTCGCGGCCGACATTGGCGAGAGCGAGCGCGAGACGATGCTGACCGAACTCGGTCGCGTCGCGCTGAGCGAAGACGGGTTCATCTACATCCGCGGCGATCAGCAGGGCGGCGGGCGGCTGACGTTCGAGGCACACGGCGAGCGGCTCGACAAACCGGTCGCCGCGACGATCTCGAACACGATGCAGGGCCTCGACGTCGGCTACACGCTGGAGCGGTTCTACAACATCGTCCGCGTGTTCTATACGCCGCGCAAAGTCGACCCGAACATTCACGCGCTCTACGTCCTCGGTAACTCCGAGTCGCCGCAGAAGATCGAGGCGGGCGCGACGCGCGTGATCTCCGGCGGCTACGTCGATCCCGATAACCTCGCGCAACGCGTCGGCGGGACCGAGATGCAACCGCTCACCGCGGGGATCGACTACGGCCTCCGCGCGAACGAGAACGGGACCGGCGACGATCTCACGATCGACCTCGCGGTCGTGCAAACCCTCGGCGGGAACTCGTTCCGCGTCGAACTCACGAACAACAGCGGGCAGGATGCGTTTCTGTGGGTGTCGAGTGGGATCGCGCTCCAAGTGCGCGGGCGCGGGATCTATCACTATCAGCCCGCGAGCGAAGAGCGTCGCGACATGGTGAGCGTCCGCGAGCGCGGGCCGCGCGTGCTCACGATCACGCTCCCCTACGAAAGCGACGTGACGCGCGCGGGCGCGATCGCCGACTACTACCTCGCGCTCTTCAACCGCGAACAGCCGGTGCCGTCGAGTCTCACGATCAACGGGAACATCAACGCGACGCACATGCGCTACTGTCTCGAACTCGAACCCGGCGACAAGCTCGCGCTCGCCGAACCGCTGACCGGGCTGACGCTCGCGAGTGCGCGCTTCATCATTCACGAGAAGCGCCTCTCGATTCTGGCGCCGGGGATCGTCACCGCGTCGTTCGGCCTCGCGCCGTCGCCGCGCGGCGCCGCGGCACTCACGCCCGCGCGGCTCAACGTGATGCGCCTCGGCGCGTCGCGCCTGAACTATCTCGGGACCGGGGCGCCCATCCCGCCGCCGACGCGGCGCACGCGCCGACCGATCATTGCTGAAAGGGATCGCTATGCCCGCACTGGATCGCGCGTGGTTTAACTCGCTCGTCGACGACTCGGGAGCGGGCCTCGACGGGACGGTCTGGAACAAGCACCAGATCGATCTCTTCATGGACACGATCGACGCGGCGTTCGCGCAGATGGCCGCGGACCCGCCGATTAATCACGCGTCGCGGCACGCGTCGACGGGCGAGGATCCGGTCGACGTGACCACGCTCGGCGGCTTCCCGGGCGGCACGACGCTCTTCCTCCGCGCCGATCGCACGTTCGCGCCCGCGGGCGGCGGCGGCGCGGGTCCAAATTTCACCGAACCCGTCACGATCACGAACAACACGCCGGGCAGCGCGAATGCGGCGTTAGTGCTGATCGATCCGTCCGCGCCTGCGGATCAGCATCGGTTCGCGCTAGTGTCGTATCAAGGGTCGTTCGTGATCCTCGCGCAGACCGATGCGGGCGGGGTCGTCCTGGCGGCGACGCTCACGTTCGCGCCGGATGGCACGCTCTTCATTGGGAACGATCGGATCGTGCTCGCCGTCGCGGGCGGGTTTCCCGGCGGCACCTCGACGTTCCTCCGCGCGGACGGCACGTTCGCGCCCGCGGGCGACGTGTCTGCGGCCGGGAACAACACGTTTACCGGCGTGAACACGTTTACACAACTCGTGCGTCTGTCTGGTCTCGATAACGCGCACGCGAACTACATCGCTGAGAACGCCGCCGCGAATCAGCGCGGGTGGGGCGCGGGGGCCTATGCCGATGGCCTGTTCTGGATCTTTTCGCAGAACGATGACGGCACGGACCAACTCGGCGGCGAATACAGTTTCAGCCGTGACGGCGTGTTCACCATTGCAGGCAAGCGGGCGCTCGCCGTGACCGGCGGGTTCCCCGGCGGGACGTCGACGTTCCTCCGCGCGGACGGCACGTTCGCCACACCGACCGGCGGCGGCACGCCTGCCCCACACGCCGCGAGTCACGCCGCGGGCGGGAGCGATCCGGTGAGCGTCCTCACGCTCGCGGGGTTCCCCGGCGGCTCGACCCAGTTCCTCCGCGCGGACGGGACGTTCGCGACGCCCGCGGGCGGGGGCGGCGGCGGCGGCGACGTCGTCGGTCCGGCGAGCGCGATCGATGAGGGGATCGTCCGGTTCGACGGCACGACCGGCAAGGTGATCGCGAGTCACCCCGGACCGTGCATCAACGACGCGGGCGCGATCTACAACGCGAGCGATCTGTACATGAGCGGCCTGCTCTCGGCGGGACAGGTGCAGACCTCCGGCGCGATCCAAAGCGGCGAGGATATTTTTATTCCGAACAGCCGCACGATCTTTTTCCGCAGCGGCGACGGCTCGAAATGGATTTCGCTCTTCGGCACGAACTCGGCGAACGCGATCAGCTTCGGCAATGCCGACGTGCCCTACATCTACTGGAACGCGCTGATCCTGCCGTCGCCGACCGCGACGCGGGACTTGGGCCACACGGACTTCCGCTGGAAAGACGGCTGGTTCAGCGGCACGATCACCGCGGGCGCCGCCGCGCTGGAGAGTGCCGCCCCGTATCTTCGCCTCACGGATACGTCGCAGGGCGCGAACGCCAAAACGTGGTATCTCAAGCCGCAACCGGGCGGCTCGCTGGGTCTGTTCGCGGCCGATGACGGCGGCTCCGCGCAAGCGTTCTATACCTTTCAGCGCGATGGCGGACTCGTCGTCCCCTCGTATCTCGTCGTCGGTGGGAAGACTGCACTCGCCGCGACGGGCGGGTTCCCCGGCGGGACGTCGACGTTCCTCCGCGGCGACGGCACGTTCGCGGCGCCCGCGGGCGGCGGCACCTCAAAACCGTTTCTCACCTTCACGCCGCAACGCAACCAACCGCCCGCGACCAACTACGCGACGCTCGCGCTCCGCAACGCGCATCCGGTGTTGGAGTTCGTCGCCGCGACCGACACGGAGGCGATCTTCGGCGACGTGCTCCCGCCGTCGTATGCGGGCGGCGGGATCACGCTCGACGTGTGGGTCGTCTTCGCGACCGCGACGAGCGGCACCGCGCGCTGGCAAGCGGCGTTCGAGCGGATGCCGGAGGCGGGCGCGAGTATCGACGCGGATTCGTTCGGCGCGTTCGTCGCCGCGGCGACCGGCGTCCCGGGCACGAGCGGATCGATCGCGAAGTTCTCGATCGTGTTCAGCAACGCGGACATCGACGGGCTACTCGCGGGCGAGGCGTTCCGCCTGAAGATCCGCCGCGACGCCGACGGGACAACCGGCGCCGACACGGCCGCGGGCGTCGCGCAACTCCTCCGCGTCACGCTGCGAGAACCGTGATGGCGCGCGTCTTCAACGGCACCAATACCGGCCTCTCGGTCACGACGGCGATCGTCGCCGCGTATCCGTTCTCGTGGGGCTGCTGGTTCAAGGGCGCGCAACAGGCCGCGAGCTTGATGTCGCTCAACGCGAGCGCGACGCTCCGGCACGATCTCAGCGTCGCGAGTGGCGGCTTCCTTCGCAATCAGCAGGCGACGTCCGGGAACAACGCGACGAGCGCCGTCGCCTACACGGCGGGCGTGTGGAACCACGGCATCGCGATCTGCGCGTCGAACACCGACCGCCGCGTCTACTTGAACGGCGGCAACCGCGCCAACAACACGAACAACCTCGCGTTCGCCGCGATCGATAACCTCTGGGTCGGCGCGCAACGCGTCAACGCGGATTGGTGGAACGGCTCGATCGCGGAGGCGGCGATCTGGAATGCCGCGCTGACCGACGCGGAAGTCGCGAAGCTCGCCGCGGGGATCTCGCCGCTCTCCATGCGCCCCGACAAGCTCGTCGCCTACTGGCCGCTCTACGGCGGGTTCTCGCCTGAAGTACCGTACAAGGGGACCGCCGCGCTCGTGCTCACGAACGCGCCGACGCGCGGCGATCACGTACGCATCTTTGGAGTGATCTGATGCCCGACGACGTGAAGCCCGCAGACCAACCGGTCGCGGAACGATTGCATGGAATCGTCGAACGCTTGCGCGAGAAGCTGATCGCCGCGGGCGTGTTCGACGAACAGGCGGCGCGCGATCTGACCGAACTCGCGCGCCTCGCCGCGGCGCTCGTCCCGCCGCAACGTCACGTCGACTAACCGGACTGGAGGACTCAATGACCGATCAACAGCAACAGCCGAACCCGCCGCCGCAACCGAAACCCGGCGACACACCGCCGAAGGGGCCGACCGATCCGTCGCGCCCCGGCCAGCGCGACGACGATCAGAACCCGCAGCGACGGTAGACCGTGCGATGATCCCGGCTGCGGGCGTCGTCGTCGGACTTCTCGTCGCGGGCCTTGCAGCTTGGTTCCTACGCCCCCGCGACGACGCGCGCGTCTCGCAAGCGTGGCTCGACGCGTATCGCGGGGGTCGTCTCTCTCACATCCTCGCCGCTGATCCTGCCGACGATCCCCCCTTCGATCTCCCGCTGCGCTGAACTCGACGACGACGCGCTCAGAGGCGAACGGTGATCGTCGCGTCTTCGAGGTAGTGCTTCACGCGCCAGCGCGCGAAGCGCTGCGACGGGCGCCGCTTCCATCCTTCCATCGGTTGCGGTTGCAATCCGAGAGCGACGCGCGCGTAGAGATCCCCGAGGCTGCATTCGAGGAGATCGGCGACTTCCTCCGGGACGAGGACGAGGGGCACGCGCTCCCACCTGACCGCGCCCTTCCGCGTGCGCGCGATCTTCACCGGCTCGGCATACGAACAGCGTTTTGACATAGCGGCGAGAGCCTACACCTAACGGTCGTCTCATGACTGTTCCGCGCGCGCGCGTAACTGTTTCACGTGGAACGGAGGCGGACACTCCTGAGCAAACGTCCGCATTGGGTCGCGTGCGACCGTCCGGACTTCGCTGTAGGACCGGCGCCGACGCGCGCGCGTAGACTTCTCGATCGCGATCGCGTGCGAGGTTGACGAGTCTAGACAAGTCACGACTCGTCTCGACGTCGATCGGTCGCGGGGCGGTTATGGGGACGGTTTGTGGGGACGGTCGACGGATCGCGCGATCGCGCGAGCGTGATTGCTTAGGAAAAGTGCGCGGGGACCGCACTCACGAGAAGAACTTCCCGTTCTCGTGAGTGCAGTTTTTTGGGGGGAGATTTGCGGATTTACTGAGGAAATCCGCGAAGTGTCGAGACTCGTCTAGACAGGTCTAGACAGGTCTTTGGGGCCAGTGTTTGGGGCCAGTGCGAGCACCCGCGCCAGCGCTCGGGCTTTGCGGCGCACCTCGCGCCCGGGCCGCGTCGGCGGGAGCGTCGGCAGTTGCCCCGTCAACTTCTCGCGCGCGATATCCGAGTCCGATTTGCCGGTGATGTTGTAGCGCTCAAGCATCGACTTCGTTTTGTGCCCGACGAGATCCATGCAGACCGATCCCGGCACGCCAAGCCGGACCATGTTCCGGACGGCCGTCCGCCGGAGATCGTGCGGGATCCGATCCGGGCATCCGGCCAGCGTGACCGCGCGCTTCCACTTCCACCCGAACGAGCGCACCGGCTGGACGAACTCGCCTCGCGTGCGTGGCGCGGCGCGCTTGCCGCGCGACTCGACGACGCGCACGAACACGTGCGAATCGGAGAACCCGCGCACCTTGCGCGCGAGGTACTCCGCGTGCAGCGGCCGGAGCAGTTCGTCGAGTTCGGCCGTCAGCGGGAACACCCGCCCCGCGCGGTTCTTCGTCTCGCCGACCGCGATGCGGATCTCCTTCGCCTCGAAGTCGACGGCCGACCATCGCAGCGGGAGGATCTCGTCGCGCACGCGCCAGCCGGTGAGGTACGCGAAGGTCACGATCGCGTCGAGGGGCGACTCCAAGTGCGACCGCATCGCGACGAACTCCTCCTTGCTGAAGAACCCGCGCCGGACGTTCGACTCGCCAAGCATCCGGATCTTCGGCGCGTGCCCGAGCAGATCGAGTTCCATGCCGAGACGGAACAACCGTCGCAGCGCGGCGAGTTCCCGGTTGATACTCGCGTTGGCGTAAGGGCGACCGGTGCGCGGGCTGATCATCCGCTTCCGCTGCGCCTTGTAGTCCTCGATCTCCAACACGGTGATCTCGGCGAGGGGGCGCCCGCCGAACACCTTCGCGACGTGCTTCAAGCGCCGCTGAATCACCGGCCACGCCGATTGATCGCGGTTCGTGTAGTCGGTCGCGTAGCGGGCGACGAGATCCTCGAACGTCGCGCGCCCGGTGAGCGCCGACGCCGGGATCCCCTTGCGGCGCTTCGCGTCGTAGTCGGTCTTACGTTCGATCGCCGTGTCGCGATCCTTCGTGCGAAGGCTGAGGCGCACCCACTCGCGCCCGCGCTTCACCTTGTGACAGTAGACGCCGTGACGGAGGAAGATCCCGATCGGTTTGCGACGTGCCATTGCCTGTGCTCCAGTTGCGAAGAGATCCCCGGGGAAACGGGGCGGAGCAGGCGTGCTACACTGCGGGCACACCTGCCTCCCATCCGGGGCGGTTGTTGTCTAAGGGGCGTCGCTAGCTCGCAACTATCGGCGCCCCGCTCCATGTACGGGCCTCCGGTCCTCGGAGGCGCCCGCCACAGCGCGAGGAACTATATACCACACCTACGCGTAGGATTACGCGCCGCGTCTATTTTTGGAGGGAAAGTTCGGCGATCCCGGCGAACGTTATCTCGCACGTTTCGTCGTCGGCGACACGCGATCGGATCGGCGCGCGCGAGGTGACGGTGAGGACCGCGACGTCGTCGCGATCCTCGTGCGCGTAGAAGGTCGCGAGGAGACGCCCGTCGCGCCAGAGTTCGACGACGGGCCTGCTCCTCACCGGGTGTGGACTGAGACGGAAATTGATCATCGCGGCAAGATTAACTGCAACGTATCAAATTCGCGGCACGCGACGAGGCGGATCTGACCGTCGCGTCGCGAGGCTTCCTCCTGTAGCGCGCGCTGAATCGACGGCCGATCAATCATCGGTCGTGTCAGAGCGACGAGCGGCATTGCGTCCGCTGATCGTCCCGGTTTGAAGTGCACGATCGTACGCTCTGCCCCATCTTCCGTGAGGATCCACGCGTAGACCGTCACCGGCACATAGTGATTGGAAGTGTTGTGCGCCATGGTCGGGGCCTGCCAGTCGTCGAGAGTCGTGCGTCATTGGTGAGGGTGTTCCTGTTGCGTGTTCGTGGGCAGCGCGATCGAGAACGGTTTCGCCGTGCGGACGTATTGACCATCCCCGACGTTCGTGACGTAGCCGCGGGCGACGAGCACGCCCATCGCCGCGCCGCGTGGCGCGGGCCGCGGCTCGAACTGATCGAAGGTGCTGAGAAGTTTGTCGGTCCGCGTGCGCTGCGCGCGCATCTTGGCGGTGTGCGCGCCGGTTGGCGCGGCGCGCTTCGCCTTCGGTTTCTTCATCTTCGGTTTCGGTCCCGGGCGACCGGCGCGCCGCTGCGCGTCCAGCGCGATCGCGGTGTTCAACGCGGTCGGCCGTCCGCTGATCGGCGCCGCGCTGAGGAGCATCTTCAACGCGGCGACGACGCCGCTGTAGTACTCCAACTGCTCTTGTAATTCCCGCCGCGCCGGAATGCTGAGGACTGGCCCGACGCCGTTACTGATGCTGCTCATAGCTGCCTGTGCTCCATCGGCGCGAAGGGTTGCGATTCACACGTGACCGGGGCGCCGATGCCCGACCCGCGCGGGGAGATCGATCGCGCCGCCGTGAGGACGGCGCGGCCTCGCGCGCGATCGCGCGGGCCTTGTAGGTGTCGAACGTCACGAACTCGCGCCGCTCGTCGTCGGGGTGATGCTTCGTGGCCCACGATTCGAGCGGCTGATCCCCGCCGATCTCTTTGATCTCGAACGCGGCGCCGATGACGGAGAACGCGATCGCGCCGACGCCCGGGAGCGCGAGCGAGGCGGGAGCGATCGTCTCGAACAGTTCGCGCGTGTTCCTGATCGGGAAGCCGGTTAATGCGCGCGACAGGTTCGTCGCGGCGATGAAACTGTAGCAACCCACGGACGCGAGATCAGAGCGCGTGAACGCCTCCGATCCGATAACGAGGAGTGGTAACTGCGATCGGGTTTGCAGATCGCGGACGACGCTCGCCCCGAGAATGGTTGACGACAGGCGCATAACGGGAATCCCCCTCCGCGCGAGGCGCGCGGTCCCCATCTCCTACGCGCTGCGCGAGTGTTTGGTCGGTGTGGACTTCCGTCGGGGCGAACGGAGTTTCTTGATATGGGGGGGCATCTTCGCAAGGTGCAACACGATCGGGCGGTGTGCAGGCACATGGTCACGAACGTCCCGCCCGGTGATCCCGAACGGCGCCGCGAGGCGGTTCAGCGTTTCGAGTTTCGGATCTTTCGTACGACCGTATTCGAGTCGGTGGATCACCTGAATATTGACGCCGCTCATTTGAGCTAACTGTTCGAGCGTCCATCCGGCCCCCACTCGCAACTTGCGAATGACGTCGCCCTCGTGCCATTCCATCCATGGCCTCGCAGACTCTATACAACTTTGCGCGGAGTTGTATAGCTTAAACGCGTAACACTACGCTTCGCCGACTCAGCAACGAAAGAGTACGTTACACGCGGGCGCGACGCAATGGCACCGGTGCCCCTCATAAGTTCGTGCGCGCGCGCACATAAGCGGAGCGCTCCGATATTCGCCGATTATCGTCGGATTCAACGGTGTTCCGGCGAATGCCTGCCTCCATCGCTGGGCTAGTGCGTGATCCTACACCCTTGACATGGTTCATCACGCGAGCGTAATGTTCCCGATCTCCTACGCTCCCCGCTACACTTGCGTGAGAACTTTGTCACCATGCCCAAACGACAACCGCGGAGACGCGCGAAGCATCGCGACCCGTCGAAGCATCGCGTAGCGCAGACGCATCTCGACACCGCGACGCCGCTCGCGAACATGCGACAGGCGCGCACGCTGCGACAAGACCAGATGGCGGATCTTCTGCTCTGTTCGCAGCAGACGTACAGCCGGTACGAGAGCGGCGATCTCCCCGTCCCGCCCGATCAGCGGGCGCGGATCGCGACGCTGCTCGGCACGAGTGAAGACGTCCTCTGGCCTGCGACCACGACACCCAAACAACAGCAACGCCCACGACGACGACCGGTAGTGCCCGCCGCGTAGGCGCGCGCGCTCCCGCCCGGATGGATCAGAGGGGAGGTTAGTGATGTCTCGAACCCTTGCGATCGTGCAGATCCCGCCGCTCGGCACGAAGAAGAAAAAGAAGAAGCCGCGCCTCGACGACGATTCGCCGTTCTCGTTCGCGCCCGTCCCGCCGCAGTCGCGCTATCTCACACGTGAACTCGCCGCGAACTACATCTCCTCGTCGACACGCACGATCGATCGCCTGATCGACGCGGGGCTGCTGACGGTGACGCATCTCCCCGCCGCGATCGCGGGCGGCGGCGCGAACCGACGCATCCTGATCGATCGCCTCGAACTCGACGAGGTGATGGCGGCAGAGCGCGAGAGCAAGACCCGAAAGCGAGGCGCGTGATGGACGCCGACGATCCGATCGACCTGGCTCCGGCGACCGCGCTCACGCCGACCGATCCCCGGCATCCCGCCGTCCCGATCACCCTCGACGAACTCGCCGCACAGCGCGGCGTCGCGGCCGAGATCTTCGACGCCCGGATGACGATCCTCGAAGTCGCGCGGCGCCGGGGCATCCGCATGACGCACCCGGAGGATTGGGTGCTCTTCAAGGCGCCCGACGGCCGCGTGACCGGCTACCTCCAAGACTGCGGCGCGGAGCGCGCGCGCGACGTGTTGAGCGTCGATATCTACAACGTCGCCGACCCGGTGAAGATCCCGAGTGCCGACGGCAAGTCGTTCATGTATGTCCAGCGCGCCGACGGCCGCTCGCGCATCACCGGCCAGATCGTCGAGAGCATGGAAGGCGGACGCGAGTCGACCGAGGATTTTTGTCGGGGCGTGAGCGGCGCCGCGCTCGAACTGAAAGTCCGGAAGGCGACGCGCGCGAACTTGGACGGGAACATCGCGCGCGAACTCATGGGCCTCAAGAACGTCCCGATCGGCGAACTCCTCGCCGCGTGGGAAGGCACCGACAAGTCGACGGAGCACTGTCGCAGGGGGCGCGGGTTCGGCACGCAGAACGAACGCCACGGCGGCACGCGCGAGAACGAACCCGACGTCGATCCGCCGACGTGCACGGCGTGCGCGCCGGTCAACGGTCAGCCGGTCAAGCTGAAATATCGGCCCGCGAGCGGATCGCGCGCCGCGTTCTTCGGCTGTCCCAACTATCAAAAACATCCCGACAAAAAGATCGTCGTCGACGCGGCGGAGTGGATCGCGCAGCAGCAGCGCGACGCGAAGGACCGCGACGACGCGAAGCAACAAGACGCAGAACTCGCCGCGCGCGAGCGCGAGAAGTGAGGGCGGTATGGCGAAGCACGACGACAAAAAGAAACCCCACGATCACCACGGTCACGGTCGCACCGACGCAGAGAATCAACTCCCGGTTGTCATCATCGAAACGCCCGAGAACGTCGGGTATGTGAATACGCCGTTTCAGATCAATCTGACGCTCAGCGAGGATCCCGACGGCGAGATCGTGAAGACGGTGATCTCGTGGGGCGACCATAGCGAGAACACCGCGATGGGGCGTCCCGAGTGGGCGTCACACCGCTACCTCGCGCCGGGGGTCTACACGATCACCGTCGCGTGCATGGACGATCGGCGCGACATTCGCCAACTCGCCTACGGGACGGCCGTGATCGCGATCGTCGCCGTGGTCCCCTTCGAGGTCGAGGATCTCCACTACGACGCGGAGTCGCCGAACGGCGACCCGGTGCTCGTCGTGCTCGATCAAATTCCCGCGGCGACCGGCGGCACGCCGCCCTACGATCCGCCCGTCTACGATCCCGACGATCTCCCGCCGGATGATCTGTTTCCGGTCGGCACGTCGATCTGTAAGTTCTACGTGCAAGACGCGGACGGCCGTCGCGCCTATGGCGAAGCGACGATCGAGGTCGTCGACACGACGCCGCCGCCCGCGGCATTCAAGATCACCGCGCCCGCCGACGAATACATCACGACGCCCGTTCAGCAGGCCGCGGTGACGTGGGACGATCCGGTCGGGACCGGCGGCACGCCGCCCTATAGCTACCGCTACGAAGAGGACGGGGCGCCCGTCTTCAACGGCGCGCTCTTCGCCGTCGGCGTGCACACCGTCACGGTCATCGGCACCGACGCGAAGCGCGCGGAGTCGCGCGACGACTTCGCGATCACGGTGGAACACGTCAGCCCGATCCCGCCGGGAAACAATCAGGAATATTTCGACGCGCGGGTGCGGCATCCGTCGTGCGTCTTCAGCTACGCGCTCACGAGCGACGAGGAGATCCGGAAGTATCGACGGCAGATGCCAAGCCCGTACGCGCCCTACTACGACGAAGCGATGCACGCGATGCGGATCTCGATCCCCGCGGGACAGGCCGGATCGATCCCGAACCAGATCTGGTTGCCGATCAAGATGGCCGATCCCGGTCAGACGGTGATCATTTGGGAAGAATTGGACGGCCCGAATTGGAACGACAAGGGCGGGTTTACGGGCTGGAAGTATTACCAGATCCGCCGCGACGCCGACAAAATCTGGTTCGAGATCGGCGCCGGTCCGCAGGCCGAACCCTACGCGCTCGGGAAGGCGCGCGTCCGCCAGTACTCGGTCGTGGGGCCGAACACGATCAAGGGCAACTACAGCGTCACGGACGAATACGGGACCAAGCAATACAACAACGACTCGATCCGATCGGCCGTCACCGCGCCCGCGAACTACAGCTCGCTCCGCGCGACGCCGACGCGCCACATGATCGTCATCAATCAGAACCCGGAGGATCCGACCTACTGCGTCTTCGACTACTACGCGACCGATCCGGAGCATCCGCCCAAGGCGATCCATCGCGGGCTGGAGATCACCTGTCCCGACAAGGCAGGCACCCCGGGCAAGGGACGCCCGCAGCATTTCGATTGGGAGATCAACTCGTCGCAGTCGCGCCCGTCGCCCGGGCCGGAGGCGTGCTTGTGGGGGCGCTTCGTCACGGTGCATCGGGGCGTCTACGACCCGCTCGCGCTCTTTCAGCAGATCACCGGATGGTGAGCCATGGTGAACGGCACACCGCTCTCCGATCACGCGCGCGAGATGCGCGACGTGCACCGCTGGCATCTCCTCGCGCCGCTGGAAAAGGTCATGGTCTGCGGGTTCTGTCACCTCCCGCGGACCTTCCTCAAGTCGCTGTGGAAGTGCGGACGCTATAGCTGCGAAGTCTGCGGCTATCACCTTGACGAGCGCTGGCGGTCGATCCCATGACGACCGCCGCCGCGCTCCGTCCCGACGAGATCGCCGCGGGGATCCTCCGCTCCTATGAGCGCTGGCTCCTCCGCGACGAATACACCGCGACGCCCCGCGCGACCGTGTGGGCGTCCGCCCGCCGCGAGTGTGAGCGGCGGATGGCGCTCGAACGCACGGTGCCCGATCAACAACTCCCGTTCGACGCGAACGCGAAGGCGCGGCTCCGGCGCGGCGCGGACCGTGAACGGGATCTCCTCATCGACTTTGCGCGCGTCTCGCGCGACGCCGATCCGCCGTTCGAGGTGGTCGGTCAGCAAGAGCGGTTCGCGCTCCGCGGGCGCGGCGATCGCGGCGAGGTAATCTCCGGCCGCGTCGACGCGCGGTTGCGCGTGGGGGACATCTCCGCGCCGATCGAAGTCAAGGCGTGGTCGCCCTACATCGTCGATCGGATCGAGCGCTTCGAGGATCTCTTCGCGAATCCGTGGACGCGGAGCGGCGGCTATCAACTGCTCTCGTATCTGTGGGGGAGCGCGACGCCGTTCGGGTTCCTCCTCCTCGATCGGTCGGGCCTGCCGCTCCTCCTCCCGGTCGAACTCGACGCGAACCTCGATCGGATGGAGGACTTCCTCGCGCGCGCCGAACGCGTGCACGACCACGTCGCCGCGGGGACGCTCCCGCCGTTTCACGACGACGCGGCGGAGTGCAAGCGGTGCCCGTTCTACGGGACCGCGTGTCACCCGCCGGTCGCCGCGACGCCGACCGAGATCCTCGTCGATCCGATCCTCGAAGCGAACCTCGAACGCTGGCACGCGACGAAGGCCGCGGGCCGCGAGTGGGCGGATCTCGACGCGCTGATCAAGCGGCAACTCCGCGGCGTCGAGTCCGGGATCGTCGGGCACTTCGCGATCGCGGGCACGTGGGGCAAGTCAACGCGCGTCGATCTCCCGGCCGACGTGCGGAAGCACTACACCGTGACCGACCCGCGCGGGCGGTTCACGCTGGAGATCACGAGGTTGTAGCCATGGCGTGGGGACGACTACACGATCGTGCACTCGGCAACGTGAAGTTGCTCAAGCTCTCCGACGGCGCGTGGCGGATGTGGGGCTGCGCGCTGATCCACTGTCAAGACAATCTGACCGACGGGTTCGTCGACGCCGAAGTGATCGAGACGTTTCGCGTGCGCGCCAACCGCGCGGCCGTGATCCGCGAACTGACGCTGTCACGCGTTACGGGTAAGGCGCCGCTGTGGAAAGTGGTCCGGGGGGGCTACCAGATCCACGATTACCTAGACTGGAATCCGTCGGCGGCGTCGATCCGGAAATCGCGAGAACGTAACGCAAATCGTCAAAAACGCTGGCGCCGTAACGGCGTTACTAACGCAGTTAGTAGCCCGTCTCGTCACGCGAACCATATACCACTACCACTACCAAGTACTTCCTTCGGAAGTAATACGCGCGCGCGCGCGAAGAAGCGCGCAGGGCGCGCCTCGGAGTGGCTCGACTCGATCGGCTACTGCTTTCACAAACCGCGGTGCACCGATAGCGACGTCTGTCGGAAGAAACGCGCTGCTGAAAAGAACGCGCAGCGAGGCGCCTGATGCAACGGTGCCTCTTCTGCGGCGGCGACGCGAGCGCACCGGATCACGCGACCCGGTGTGACGGTCGACAGGGCGCGATCGAAGCGACGGTCGCCGAACCGGATCTCTCCGGCATGTTTCACCGGTCCGATCCGTCGACGTCGATCGACGCCGCGCGCACGATCGAACGCCGTCGGACCGAACTCCACGAACGCGTGCTCGTTGCGTTCCGCGAACACGGTCCGATGACCGACGCCGAACTCGAAGCGCTCCCCGAGTTCGATCGCTACGGGCCGTCGACGATCCGCAAGCGCCGCTCCGAACTCTATCAAGCGTCACAACTCGTCGTCGTCGGCGAGCGCCGCAACGACCGCCACTGCCGGATGCTCGTCTGGTCCGTCCCGCCGGAGGCCGCATGAGCAATCAAGCCTTGCTCTTCGCGCTGCGACGACAGGCGACCCGCGGGACGCGGCGTTCGCTCTCCATGGTCGATGCGCTCGACGCTGCGAAGTTCCTCGCATGGGAGACGGAGTTCGTGTTCGCGCCGCCGCGCCGCTGGCGGTTCGACTTCGCGTGGCCCGCGTTCCGGATCGCGCTCGAAGTCGAGGGCGGCGTGTTCGGTCGGATGCTCACGATCGAGAGCGGCCACGAAACCCGCGCCGGTCAACGCGTCGAGATCGCGCACGGCACGCGTGTGCGGGCGGGCGGGCGCCACAACGACGGCCGCGGCATGGAGAAGGATCTCGAAAAATACAACCACGCGGCGATCTGCGGATGGGCGGTGCTGCGCGTCACGACACGAATGATCCGCGACGGCGAAGCGATCGCAGTGCTGCGCGCAGCGTTCGCGGCGCGAGGGCTGGAGTGATGCAGGGCACGTTGTTCGACGGCGTATCGAGCACTCCTCGCAAGCGGCGCCTCTCCGCCATCTCCGACGCAGACAGAAGGGATCGCAAACGGCAGGAACGACGTGCTTACAAGGCTCGGCATCCCGACAGGGTGCGGGCCTCTGCGCGTGTTTCGAGTCGCAAATACAAAGCGCTGCATCCCGACAAGGTGGCCGCGCAGCGCCGCAGCCACGCCGCGCGACATCGCGAACAGACTGCCGCTCGGCGACGTCGACGCGTGTATGGGCTCACGCACGACGAATACGAACGCCTACTGTGCGCTCAAGGTGGATGCTGCGCGATCTGCCTCACGCACCTCGCCGACAGACCGCGACGGCCGCACGTCGATCACGATCACGCGACCGGGCGTGTGCGCGGCCTGTTGTGCCATGCGTGCAATGTCGGTATCGGGCAACTAGGCGACGATCCGCGCCGACTCGTCGCGGCAATCGCCTATCTGCAACGAGGACTCGAATGACGACGACGGCGCCGAAGAAGCCGAGCA